TGCTAATCCCCCTGGTAGGACTGCTGGGAGTTGAACCCAGGTCACACCGTTATAAGCAGTGGGCCTTAACCGTTAGGCGACAGTCCCTCAGGATCCTTCTGAGTGGTCAGTGTATAAGCGTATGAGTTCCTCATCCGCTGGTGTCATTATAGCAGTATTTTTCCCGTTTGTAACCCCTATACTTTCTCCCTTCTCAACTCTTCCAATCAACTCGTCCCAGTTCTCTTGCCAATGTTCCACAGAGTAAATTTCCATCGTTGTCATATTTATAAATCGGGATGATAGGATTCGAACCTACGGCCACTCGCTCCCAAAGCGAGTGCTCTACCAAACTGAGCTACATCCCGTGGCGGTAGGTTCCTGTCGCCGCCAGTTCTGAACCCACCAGAAGGGAACTGCCGCAGTTGATCTCTCAACTTTTATAATATACCACTATCAATTAAACCTGTCAAGCATATTCATCTTCATCTTCATAAAGTGGACAAGGTTCTTCAAACAACAATGCCATTCTTAACTCTTTAATCTTTTCTTGTAACTCGTTGAAGTCTTCTTCTGTCATTTGTCTTTGAATAATTCTTCTACTTGTTTGCGAGTATTATTCATCTTTTGTTTTTCGCGTTCAGAATGTCTGTACCCATTCTTTCCATGTAGGATAAAATGCCCTTGACAAAACATAGTTATGCCAAAGGCAAAAAGTAATATTACTCCTATCCACTCTATAATGTGATCTTGAGCCATGGGAAAATAGGATCAATTACTCCGATGAGCCGTAAGAGACCTTCAGCAAAAAGAGCAAGAACAACCCAACCGACACACATAGAAATAATTGAGGCGTTCCTATTGTGTTTACGAATTGCTGCATCGATCATCTCCTGCACTTCATCTTTGGTTGTCCAATCAGGTGGTTCAACATCCTTACCCCATTTTTCAAACATCATTAAGTTCCTCTTCCATTTTATTAAGTGTAGTTGCTCTTTCTTCCCAAGTAACTCCACCATCAAATCCTTTTAATGGATTGATACATTGGTGATCACCCAACTTATTACATACCAATCCTGCTAAATCTAGTTCGTTTCCCTTCTTACCAGTTCCTGACCAGTAATGTTCCCCTCCTATCCATGTTGCGCCGCACTTGGGGCAAATGCTATTATCAGATGACAAAGATGATAGATCATCGGTCATTCTTCTTGTACTCCTTTAATAGTTGTTCTCTAGTAATGAGAAGTTGCTTCTTTAATCTCTTTTTCATCAAATTCATTCTTATTCTAATAATAGAATACCTAAACTGAAGATCCAGATAAGCAATTAACCTCATAGTAGAATCATAACCACCTACGATGATTAAGACAACAAATGTCAGGACTAGAAGATAAAAGACAGTCAAAAGCAGTACGCGGTTATAGGCTTATATAGACATGTAATATTTTCTTAATTATTTAAAACGGAGAGAGTGGGATTCGAACCCACGGAGGTACTACCCTCGCTGGTTTTCAAGACCAGTGCCATAAACCACTCGACCATCTCTCCCTGAAGGAACATCGTTCCAATGTCTTATGACACCGGAAACGATAAAAATATTAGTGACCATATAACTAACAAATATACTGGTGCGTATGATAGCAACATAATTATCGTAAGGAGCTGTCTTGTCGTCACTAAAACTACCCAGAGAATACTTCCAAATTTGCCAAAATTTTTTCACCGAATCTCAAAATCTAGTTTACGAACTTTACGTTTTCTTCGCTGTTCTTGCCATTGAACATCCTCAGAAGAAAGAACATTTTTCTTTTGTTCTTTTTTACTAGAGTTTAACATTACAACTTTAGACAAGTCAACAGCAGTAACACTATCATTTCTAACGGTCATCATATTAGGACAACCACATACTTGAGTTTTTGTATTACTAGTTATTTCTTTATTGCAATCTTTGCATCTTACTACTAGCATCACTGAAAATAATATTCATCACCTTATTTATACTCATTCTCTTAATCCTAAATCCCTAATACACATCTCTAAAAACCCTTTCTGGTCTTCGTGTTGAGAAATTACATGATTATACAAATACATATCATCACCCAATATACGGGGAGTGTAATGTCTCCAATAAGATTCATTATCTTTTTTCTTATCCTCAATATACTGTTGAGCTCTTTTTGTATCTGGATCAGATACGTGAACTCTTTCATCTTTTTTTATTCTAAGATGAATGTTATTTTTTAAGAAAAATAAGTTAATAAGTTCTTCTGTAGGAATTTCATAATCAACAGGGATCCATGTTACTGAATATGGATTCAATGTAGGTGGCAATAACGATGTTATTGGAATACTATGTTGATCTTCACTACTTACCAGAACAAAATTTAATAATAATGGATTACGTTCAAGTTCTTTTACGATCCAATCTCCTATAAAGGGACCGTGTGTGACATAGGGAGGAAGTTCCTTTTCACTAAAAGTATCTCTCCAAGGAAAGTCTGCACTTAATCTATTAAATTGTTCGACTATTCCTTTCGTATGCCTTGAATGTGGATTTCTTATAGTTGAGAAAAACTTAAAACATTCAGTCTTTTCCATTCTCTTAAAAATTTGATCCCCTCTCTCATTAGGTTGTCCATACCTAACCGGATCTTTCTCTAATAATTGCCACAAAGGTCTTTTAATCCAACCATGCCTACTAAAAAATTCTGAGAAGGTACACAATCCATTCTTGGGAATCGCAAGAAAAACCCACTTAAATTCTTCACCTTCATACTTTAAAGGTCCTGTAGATTCAGGTTGAATATATGCCTGAATATCTTCCTCAAAAAATTGTTTATGTCTTTTCATATTAGTAAATCAAAATGCTTGATGACGGGATCGAACCGCCGACCGCCTCGGTGTAAACGAGATGCTCTACCGCTGAGCTAATCAAGCGAGGCTCCCCCACCAGGATTCGAACCTGGGACCAATCGATTAACAGTCGATGGCTCTACCGCTGAGCTACAGAGGATTAAGGTTTTTTGTCTTTTCCTCTTTTACAGTTTTAAAGTACAGTTTATAATACCGTCCTTTAATTTCTTCAAGTGTTTCCATATCTTCTTTAAATCCCATGTACTTAAGGTGTTGATATGACCCTTCAAGTTCACTAATCAAAAGAAGTAGATTTGTTGAAGTAACTGAGAACCCACCAAACTTATAATTACGAGGGTCTTTTCTTTGTTCTCTAGTCATTGTCCATAAAAGAAAAAAGGACAAGAGCGGAATATCGGATTCGAACCGACGACATTCAGCTTGGAAGGCTGACGTTCTACCACTGAACTAATTCCGCAAGGCGACTCAAGTAGGATTCGAACCTACGACCGACTGCTTAGAAGGCAGTTGCTCTATCCAGCTGAGCTATTGAGTCATAAGTTAGGGGATTTATCCCCTTTCGATTCCATCGTTCATGTAATCGGTAAAGTCATTATACTGGTCTTCAGTAATTTCGTCAAGGCTTACAACTTCAAGTTCGGTTTGCTCAGGTTCTGGTTCAATCCATTCTGCAAACTCTCGATAGATTGAATATGCATCATCAGATTGCCCAGAGTCGTGTTTGTTTTGAGCGATTTCCTCATGAATATCTCCAACTCTAGAAAGTGCCCACTCTCTAATGTTAGAGACGAGTTCTTCAGTTTCCATCATAGTAGTCTTTTCGGAAGTACCTGCTGAGGATGTTGCTATTGTAGTATCTTGGGACACCGTTGTCAAGTGATTCGGTGAGTACCCCGTTGACGAACAGTTGTCTTGTTTCTTCGAAGTTTGTTTTGCCAGGTGTTTTATGTAATGACAGGATAGTTCTACTAAAATTTTGTCTACCAAATTGTTCAATGTCTTCTTTAAGTTCTGGACAAGACCCATAATACTTTTTCCAATCAGATTCTTTTTTTACTCTGCGTTTTTTTCCTGGTGGTTTTCGATGCGACCAGAAGTATTTCCGTCCAATGTATTCCCTACCGTTGAGATTATTAGTAATGCGGTAGACAAAACCGTACAAATCGTTAATATCCTCAGATAAAAAAGCTCTACCTTCAAAAATCCAGGGATTTTCATAGTCAATATCTATACTCATCTAGTATGTCAAATACCTTATTGAGATATTTATGTGCTAATCCTCTTGCTTCATGACCATACTGTTCTTCTTCCCAGTAGAGTTCATTTTTAAGTCTTTCTAATCGTGATTTAAATTCTGCAAGACCAATTTCATTGCGCGGCATAAGGGGAGATGCGTCTCCCCTTATGTATAGCACTAATCAGAGTTTAAAACCACTAAATGTGTCTTTACTGACATCTTGTTTAATTCCACCAACAACATAACTTTCAACCTCTGTTTCTTGTGGGGCGACCTGAAGACCCTTAGAAGAAATCCAGTGCTGTGTCCAAGGCAGAGGGTTGTTGCTTGCCGCAATGTCATACTGTGGTTTAAGACCAATCGCTTTCAGACGACGATTAGCAATCCACTCAACATACTGCTGAAGAAGTTTATCATTCAGACCAATCATTGATCCATCTTTGAACAGATAGTCTGCCCACTTCTTCTCTTCATTCACCGCACGATCAAATGCTTTGAGGGTCCATTCTTCTTCTTCCTTCATGATCTGCTTCATCTCAGGATCATCACCTGCTCTCCACTTATTCAGAATGTTCTGAGTGATTGCTAGGTGTTGATTTTCGTCTCTTGCGATGAGACTAATGATTTTAGCGGATCCTTCCATAAGCTTAAGTTCACCAAAGGCGAAACTACAAGCAAAACTAACGTAGAACCGAATACCTTCAAGAA